TAAAGCATTAAGCACAAAGAACTTACCTGATGCAACAATAGTTCCTAGTGAAAACTTTGATGTTATATTAGGTGATGGAGCTACAATTAAAGACACTGCAGAAGCAGTATATCCTACACAGTTATCATGGATAAAAGGCTTAGGTGTAAATAACCATCAACTAATAGATAGCGTTAGAGGATTAGATAGTGTTTTACAATGTAATACAACTAGTACTAGTACAACATATGTTACACCAGTAGGTAACTCTGTAGCTTGGAACTGGAAAGCAGGTACAGAAGTAACTAACAATGAGGGAGCAATAGCGACACAAGTAAGTGCTAACTCAGAAGCAGGCTTTAGTATTGTTACTTGGACTAAAAATGGTGGTTCTGGTGCTAGAACTATAGGTCATGGATTAGGAGGAGTACCTCAAATTGTATTCTTTAAAGAAGTAGATGACCCAAGTAATTGGTCTACTTATATAGGTGTAACTGGTTCTACTACAAGAGATTACCTTTACTTAAATCTAGTTGACGCTCAAGGTAGTGATGCATTACAATGGGATGACACAGCACCAACATCAACAGAATTTACATATAATCAAACTTATTCTTTTGGTAGTGGCGATAGTGATACAATGATAGGATATTTCTTTAGAAGTATAGAAGGTTACAGTAAGATTAGCACTTACACAGGTAATGGTAATGCTAATGGTCCATTTGTATACACAGGGTTTAGACCTGCTTATGTTTTAGCTAAGAGAACTAATGGTGAAGATGGCTGGTATATTTTAGACGCAGCGAGAAATACAGTTAACGCTGTAAATAGTGCTCTTTTCGCTAATGCGAGTGGAGCTGAAAATACTGTAACTGATAGGGTGGACTTACTAAGTAACGGGTTTAAGTTGCGAACAACGTCTGGTCCTAATCAAACAGGTGCCACATACATCTATATGGCATTTGCCGAACAACCATTTAAGAACACTAACGCAAGATAATTTTAAAGGAGAAGAAGATGCATATAGTAGCAATAGTAGCTTTATTAGGAGCAGCAGGATACGGTTTTGAGAACGATTGGAAGATAGCTAAAGGTTATAAATCTTACAATGAATGCAGAGCTGAGAACCCTAAGTTCCATAACACAATGACACAATGGAAGTATGACCCTTGTAATATGGCAGCGTACTACATTAAGAATAATACTTAGAAATGGAAATAGTAACACTTATTTATTTAAGTGGAGCAATCACTGGGAGCATAGTGGGTGAGACATTTAAACCTTATTCACTACCTATTGATGGAGCTAATGAGAATAAACAGTGTTCAGTACATACAGTTACAGACAAACAATTTAACTTTGAGATAAATGATTATATAGAGAATGTAAAGATTACAGAGATATGTAACACACAAACGAAAGAGGATAAGAATCATGCCTTACATGACAGATGGAAAAAGAGATTACAAAAAGGAACTGGCTTGGGAAAAAAGAAATAAGAAGAAGCGAGTTAAACAAAGAGCATCTCGAAATGCAGCTAGAGCTAAGCTAGGTTTAAAGGTAGGAGACCCTAGACAAGCAGCACATAAGAATGACAATGCAATGGATAACAGAAAGAGTAACTTAAGAGCAATATCAGCTAAAAAGAATTTAACTAAAGAAGCTAACAAGAAAAGGGCTAAACATGGTAAAGCCAGGTAAAGCAATTTGCAATGAATGCAAAAAAGAAGCTTTCTTTTATAATGGTAAATGGTGGTGTGCAGTAGTATCAGACATAGGTAGTTTTAATTTAACAGGGACATGTAAAGATGACATTTCTAGAATTAGTAAATAGTGTATTAGTACGACTTAGAGAAGAACGAGTCTCTACTGTGTATGAGAATGAGTACTCTACTCTCATAAGTAATCTTGTTAATGTAGCTAAGACAGAAGTAGAAAATGCATATAATTGGGAAGCTCTAAGAAAGACTGTTACTTTAATTACAAAAGTAGGTACATTTCATTATGAGCTATTAAATACAACTACTAACATTAGAACACTAGATGTATATAACTATACAAATAAGAACTGGATGGATTCAAGAACAACAGAATGGTTTGATAGAGCTTTCGCAGTTAATGATGTTGTTACAGGTTCACCTTCTGTATATGCATGGAACGGAGTATCTTCTACAGGTAATATGGAAGTAGATTTATATCCTATTCCTAGTACAATACAAACACTAAGATTTAATATGACATCTCCTCAACCACCATTGAAAATAGATGCTGACCCAATGTTTGTTCCAGATATGCTAGTAGTAGAGAATGCAGTAGCAAGAGCTATTGAAGAACGTGGTGAAGATGGAGGTAGTTCTAACCAACAACAAAGATATCAGAATATGTTAGCAGACTTTATATCTATGGAAGCTAGTAGGAAACCTATGGAAACTGTTTGGAGAAGTGTTTAATGCCTACAGGTAACTTAGAATCAGTTAGTTTATTAGCTCCAGGATTTATGGGTTTAAATACTCAGGACTCTCAAGTTAGTATGTCAAGTGGTTTTGCTACTAGAGCTGATAATGTTGTTATTAATAAAGGTGGTAGATTAACTAGTAGAGATGGACATAAGTTACTTAATGCTTTTAATGCAGAATTAGGTGAAGAAAATTACATTGAGTCTATATGGAGACATGATGAAGCAGATGGACGAAGATTCTATTTAGCTAATGGTAATAATAAAATGTTTTTAGGAAAGGAAACTGTTGCTTTACGAGGGTCTTTTAATAACATAGAAGATATTACACCTGAAGGTGCTGGTATAAATGCAAACAGATGGCAAATGCAAACATTACCAGAAGGTTCTGGGTCAGATGCTAATATATATACAATAGCTACTCAAAAGAGTAATCCAGCATTAGTCTTTGATGTAGATGCATTAGGTGAAGGTAAATGGCGAAGGCTTGATGCGGTCGGAACAAAACCTCAAGGTGTAACTAACTTTGACCCTGACTGTTGCCTATCTGCTTATGGTAGAATATGGACTGCTAATATAACAGAGAATCCATTTACTATCTTTTATAGTGACTTACTAGAGCCTACTAACTTTAGTACAGAGAATGCCGGGATTTTAGATATTAGTTCTGTTGTTGGTAACAATGATACAATTGTAGGATTAGCACAACATAATAACTTTTTAATTATATTCTGTGAGAGTAACATAGTAGTATATAGAGGAGCAGAAGACCCTGATTCAATGGTATTAGAAGATGTTATTACTGGAGTAGGATGTATCTCTAGGGACTCCATAAAAGCCACTGGTACGGATTTAATCTTTATGTCTAACTCAGGTGTCAGAAGTTTGACTAGAACGATACAAGAGAAGTCTATGCCAATGAGAGAATTAACTCTTAATATTAAAGATGAAGTAACTACAGGTTTATTATATGAGACTGCTCCAGAAAACATAAGAGCTGGTTATAGTGAAGATGGTGCATTCTATATAGTAACATTACCTTTAAATAGAAAGATGATATACATAGACTTAAGAATGCCATTAGAGAATGGTAGTGCTAGATGTAGTACATGGTCTTTAACTAATGGAGATTTGTTTAGTTGCTTCTTTGATGACCTAGATGGTTACAATTTAATCATGGGAGTTAAAGGTGGTGTAGCTAAGTATGAAGGAACTACTGATAGAGGAGATAGTTATGACATTGATTATAGGTCTACTCCTTCTGATTTAGGTGGTGCAGGACAGATTATGGATAAGATTGCTAAGAATGCAGTATTAACTATTGAAGGTGCAAGACAACAGGACTTTGTAATGAGTTATGGTTATGATTATAATCGTAATCCTAGAAAGATAGCAGTAGATAGAGATTTAGGTTCTGGTATATATACAAAGTATAATGAAGAAGATGCCTTATATAATGTAAGTAAGTACTCTTCTGTAGGTATAGGTATTCATAGGATTGAATTCCGTTAGGTGGAGCTGGAGAATCATTTTACTTTGGTATTAATGCTACTATAAAAGAGGAACTTATGAGTATTCTAAAGATTGATATATTTTTAAAAATAGGGAAGAGAAGCTAATGACTAATTATGTAAAAACAACGAACTTTTTAAGAAAGGATTCATTACCTGATGCCTCGACAGAGAAGATTATTAGAGGGTCTGAATTTGATACAGAGTTTAATAACTTAGTTATTGCTGTAGCCAGTAAAGCTAATCTTATTTCTCCAATATTAACAGGTATACCAACTGCACCAACGGCTTCTGAAGGGTCTGCTACGACACAAGTAGCAACAACGGCTTTTGTAACGAGAGTATCTGCAGCTTTAGGGACATTATCTAGTGAGGATTCTGATGCAGTAGCTATTACAGGAGGAACTATTGAAGGATTAACTTCTTTATCAGCTACAGATATAGCAGCAACTGATGAGATAACTGCACCAATAGTATCATCTACAGAGACACTTAAGTTAGGTGCTAACTGGTCTGCAGTTCAAAGTGGTACAGACTTAGTTTTCTTATACAATACTACTAGATTAATGAAAATAGATGTTAATGGTGATATGGCTGTTTCAGGAAATATAACTGCCTTTGGAAGTATTTAATGAGTCTATCTAATAAACAGTTATTTAGAAAACACTTTGATGATATAGAAAAACTATATGAACTATTTGATGATATGAATTACTCTATAGCTGAGTCTGGGTTAGTATCAGATATAGATGATAGAATACAAGCACTAGCATTAGATAGAGTTATGTATCAAATAAAGATGCAAAAGAAAAAGAATACTGATAAAAAGGAAACATAAATGGCAATTACAGATTCAGGAACTATAAGTTTTTCAGACCTTCAGAATGCGATAGGAGGAAAAGATACTATTCCTATAAATGAGTATTATAAAGGAAGTTATAATCTTGGTGCAAAGGTTGGTGGTGCAGGAGCAGTACCTACTAGTGGACTAATTAAACTTTCTGATTTTTATGGAATACCAAAGCCTTTAACTTATACTCAAGGTACATCACCTTTAGTAACTAATAATGGAAACCCATCAGGTACTTACTCTTTAGATATTAGACCATACTTAGTAGGGAGACAAAGAGATGGAATAGATACTTTTAAAATAACTACATATCCTAACTCTGGTTCATGTTGGGCATATTACAGTCCTGTTACAGCATCTTTTAGAGTAGGTTCAGCAGGAAGTAGTACATCTCCACGATATGATAGTAAGTCTTCTTTTAGAGTACTTTCCTTTGATGGAGTAGGTACACTTTCTTTATATAGTTATTATAGCGGTAAGTCTACTGGATGTAAAAATAGTGGAGCATACATTTCTAAAATTGCATATGCATAGAGAGGTAGAGAAGAGGTTTTTAGAAAAGAGCAAGAGTGGATATATAGATAAGACAAACCTGATAGAGAATGAACATGGGTTTATGAGTTGGAAAGTAGATGGAGAACACTTTGTTTGTATTAATGTTTATGGTGATGGACCTTACTGGGATACATATATGAATGAGTTAGCAAAGCAATTAGGATGTAAAAAGATTTTAGGAAGTACACAACGTAAGAGCTATAAGGCTTATGTTAGGAAGTATAATTTTAAACTAGTAGGATACATTTTCGAAAAAGAGGTGATATAAATATGAGTTCATTAGTAGGTAAGTTAACAGGAGCAGATAAAGCAGGGAAAAGAGCAGCAGAGGCTATGAGAGCTGCTGGAGATAAGGCTCAGTATAAACCCTGGGATGTCTCTGGTTCTTACTTTGGTGATGCTGACTTTGATTTTAATAATAATACAGCTAGTTATAATCTAAGTCCAGAGTTAGAACAACTTAGAGATGTATTTATGGATAAAGCTTTAGGTGGTCCAGATACAGGTAATATCATGGATGCTGAGTATATTCGAGATACAGGTAAGGGTATGTTTACTGATGCCTATAATAGAGATGTATCTAAAATGGGTGGTGAGTACTTTACAGATATGCAAAGTATGATGGCTCCAGGGAGAGCTAAGTCTGAACAACGTTTAGCTAACAATCTTTTTGCAAGTGGTCGTATGGGAGCAGGTAGTGCTGCATTTGAAGGAGGAGGATACTTAAACCCTGAAAGAATGGAGTATCTAACTGCTATGAATAGAGAAGATAATGCAATGGCATTTGATGCACAAAGTAGAGCTAAACAAGAACAGATGCAAGATATGTCTGCTGGTTTAGGATACTATGGTATGGGTAATCAAATGAGACTTGACCCTTATAATGATATGTATTCATTATTTGGTATGGGTTCTGGTGTAGAACAAACTGGACAACAACCATTAGCAATGGGACAAGCTTTAGGTAGTGCTGCTCAACCAGGTAATAATGCACAAGCTCAGATGTATGGTATGGGAGCTCAGTCTAGATTAGCTAGTGATTTATCAACTGCAGGTATGTTTACCAAGTTAATAGGTGCAGCTGCTGGTAGTGCTGGTGGTTGGAGTGGTGGAGGAAGTGGAGGTGGTGGTTATGGTATGCCAGGTTCAGGGACTCCTTCTTATGGGACAACAGACTTTTGGAAAGGGAGACCATCATAATGGCTACAGTAGAAGGATTATTTAATTTCGATGAGAAGTTACTAGCAAGACAAGTAGCTGGACAAAGAGAAGATGCAATGTTTGGTAATAGTATGCCTAAAGGTTATGGTGCTATAGGTTCAGGCTGGAATCAAATGTTAAGGGGTGTATTTAATAATGATAACCCTATCTTAAAAGAGAAAGCTCTTGCAGAAGAAGCATTACAAATGACACAACAACAGTTAGGTGGTGATATGACTGACCCAGCTAAGATGTATAGTGTTCTTATGAAGAACTTAACTGACTTAGGAGCATCTCCTGACTCTATTACTAAAGTATCACAAAGACAAACAGAAGCAGCTGCATCTCAAGCAACAGCTAGTTTAGCTAATAGTCAACAAGAGTTTAATAACATAATAAAACTTAGTGAGTTAGATAGTAAAAGGACGATGAATCAAGAAGCTATAGAGAAAAATGCAGTTAAGGGTATAGAAAATATAGAAAAACAACTTGCTGATAAGCTTAAAATTGAGCCTGAATACTTTAATATTATGGCTAGAGGTTTATTAAATGAGCCAGGGTTTACTCCATTTACAAATGATTTTAATGGTGATACAACAGGGACTGCTCTTGCAGAACTAACGGGAATGTTTGTTAGAGCTAAAGGACCAGATGGTAAAGCTTTATTTAATGGTTTACTAGAAGCAGAAACCGAAGCTAAGAGTATATTAAAACAATCTAAACCTGAAGCAACAATGTTATACGGAGGAGATATATTAAATCCTGATATGTATACTGCAGCAGCAAACTTAATTAAAGAGAAAGGTGGTGCAGAGCCAGGAGCAACTGCAAAGACTCAGGAACAACCTGACCCTAAAGGACCTACAGGAACTACATTTGTAGAGACTCTTTCTGATGGTAGAAATGTATTTTTATATTCAGATGGTCGTGAGGTAGTAACTAAAGGAACAGAATAATATGTCAGAGTCTTTTGAACCTTATGTAAGACCTACAGCAGAAACTACACCTACTCCAGAAGGGTATGATGCTTTTGTACGCAAAGAAGAAAAGTATGAACCTTTTAATAGGTTTGGTAGTACTGAAACTTTAGGTATAGATACTGTTACTGAATTAGGTAATGCAGGTGAAATGATATTAGCTCTTCCTGAAATAGTAGGTGGAGCTGGTGGCTCTGTATTAAGTAGTACTCTAGATTATATATCAAAACAAATGGCAGCTAACTATAAAGAAGGTGAGCTTGATAAAAGAATAGATGGTGGTGAAGAGATACCTGTAGATGAATATAAACAATTAAGAACTGATATAGATGATGTTACTTGGAAGAAGTCTTTTGAAAAGTTTGATAAGATATCAAGAGAATCAGCAGCAGGAGAAGGAGAAGCTGGTTTACCTGCTACTAATCTTGGTGTACATCTTGGAACTGTTCTTGAATGGTCATCTAAACAACTAGGTTTAGACGAAGAGTTTAAAGAATTTAAAGAGAACTATGAAGACAGAAGTAAACTGTCAATGACTACTAAGTTTATGACTATGGTAGGTGAAGGTCTTGAAGAGAATGCTGAATCCTTTGAGAAGAGTGGAGGTTTTCCTAAAGAAGCTACTATAGCTTTAGCTGAACTAATCTTACTTAAAACTAACTCAATTGGCAGAGGTGTTAAATCTGTAGCAGATAAGACAGGAGCTACTAGTCTTACTAAACGAGCAGGAGATGTTGTAGGTCTTAAGACATCTGACTTATCCAGAGACAAATCATTCCTTAATAAAATCAAAGAAGACAAGATAGGGCTTAAAGAAGGTAAGACTGAGGCTGGGTTAAGGGCTGAAGCTTTTGAAAGAAAGATGGAGGCTACTCAGTATGGACCTGTATTAAGACAAAACAAAGGTGAGCTACCTAGTGACTATACAGGAGCTATGAAATACTTTGATGGTCTTAAAGAGAATATTGATGGACTTGAAACAAAGTTAAGAGAGTCTAAGACACAAGAAGAGTTTGAATTAGCTATGGCAAACATAGCAAAACAACAGATGCAAACAGATAAGATAGTCATTAAAGAAGTCTATCAGAATCTACAAGGTAAGTACATTAAAGAAAGAGGTAAGAAAGCTTATGATGAGTTCTTAAAGAAAGCAGAACTTAAACAAGAAGGACAAGATATTAAGTTTGATAAACTACAACAAGAGATTTGGGATAATGTATATGTTCCTATCCGTAAGTTTAATGAACTAGGTACTTCAGAATTAGCTAAGAATAAGAGATTAGAATACAATGATATTACAATAGACCCTAAAGTAGCAGGACCTTTCCAACCTCGTATCTATATGCAGAAAGCTACTTCTTGGTTAGGTAATATTGTAGAGAATGTTACAGGTAGTAGAGTTAGAGGTAAGAATCAACTAGAGGGTGAGGTAGCTGCTTTTGGGGAACAACGTAATGCTGTTGCAGCTACTAGAGAACAAGAGTATTTTGTAGTAGATAGACCTGTTCCTAAAAGGTTATTTGAGATGATGAATAACTGGAAGAAAGGTAAAGATATTATAAGGACTTCTCAAGTAAAGGCAACTAGACCTGATGGTAGTTTGATTATAGATAAGTCTACTGGTGAAGTGGTAATGAAGAACAGAGGCATCTTCCAAGAGTTTAGTAGATTCCTTTGGTTAGCTAATCAATTAAATGTATTCCCAGCTAAGAAACCTCAAATCTATGGTATGATGAAGTCCTTTGCTGGTAAGAATACTTCTATGGTAAAAGCATTAAGTCAACTTGATAAAGCAAAAAAAGATTTAGTAAAGTATAATCAAAAGTATGCTGGAGTAGTTGAAACTAAACTAATGAAGTTAGAGTATGAACGCATACAAAGAAATAAAGCTAGTGCTGAACGTAGGCTTAGTAATGTTGAATACTACAGAAAGAATAAAAAGAAGTTTGAAAAGAAGATTGATGAAATCATGGGTATCATTGACAAAGGTATTAAGAGAGAAGTAATCTCTATTGATAAGGCTAAAAGAGGTGGTGATTATGCAGTATATGAATTTATTAAAAATAAAAAAGGTGAGTATGTTCGTATACCTAATAAAGCATTAACTTTTGCTAGAAATCAAAGAGATACTAGAGCACCTGGACAGTCATTAAGTACTAGGTCTCAAAGAGCTCAAGTTAAGAATGCTACTAGAAGAGAAGTTGCAGAAACAGTAGATGGTACTAGAGTACAATTAAGAGACCCATTCTTAATTGAATTACTTAAGTCTGGTGAGGTTGCTCAAGCATTAAGAGACATGAGTATTGAAAGAAGTTTACAAGAAAGTCCTTACATGAAAGAACGTTCTAAGTCTGACCCGTTAGCGGAAGACCCTATAGCTGTTCCTAAAGACTATATAGGTAGACCTAAAGGTAAAGAACAATCTATTGAAACTACTAGACCTGGTGTAGACTTTGCTAAAGAAGGTTTCCCTGAACTAGAAGGCATGAGAACAGATAAAGTAACTGCAGAGGTACTTGAAGATGTATTCATGAGGAGAGAACCTAACATAATTAACCATGTATCTAATGCTATGATTAGGAACATGCTTCTTAACCCATTACCTCACATACACAATGAGCTTATTCACTTGGTAGGTACTGCAGGTATTAGTGCATTTGTTACTCCTAAAGGTAGAAAAGAATTATCACAAGCTATGAAAGATGGATGGGATGATGTTGTTAATGTATCTGAGTTTTATGTAAAAGCTAGACAAGAGGGTGCTCCTATCATGTCTACTAATGTAGTTACTGAAAACTACTTTAAACCTATGTTAAGGATAGCTCAAGATAAGGTAGGCTTTGGTAAGAATGGTGCTTTGGTTAAAGCAATAGCTAAAGCTACAGGTACTAAAGTAGCAGAAGTATATGGTGGTATTGGTGATAAGGTATCTAGACAAGGTATGTGGATGTCACGAGACATCATGTATATGGCTCTTCTTAGAATGAAGATGAATAAACATCCTGAACTAGGTATGGCAGGTGCTATTAAGTTAGTAGATGCTCACATGCCTACTTATAGAATGCCTCCAAGAGTTGGAGAGAAAGTACTAGGTGCTAAGATGAGTAGAATGTTATCTAAACATATACTATCTCAACCTACTATAGCTATTTTTGCTAGGTATAAACATGGTTTTGTTAAGTCAGGATTAAATACTATTAGAGATATGGCAGTTGGTATTGACCCTATGCTTAGAAAGATGGGTAAACCAGGTGAGTCTCTTGCAGACTTTATTGATGCTGAAGGAGCTGCATTAGGTAGAACTAAAGAAGCTCAGCTTAGAGAAGGATTAGAATCAGGTGCTGCATTAGCTATTATGTCTACGCTTATCTATCCAATGATTGACATGATGTTATCTGAAACATTAGGTGGTAATAGTGAAGCTCATATTAGACGAGGTGGTATACTTCATCTAATTGATACTATACAAGCAGTAGCTACAGGTAAAAAAGATAACTATGCATTATTCTCTAACTTGTTTACATTGAATCCTGTGCTGCAGGTTGCAGCTGAATTAGGTATGAACTCAACATTCTATAATGGTAAACAAATCTATGATGTAAGAGACCCATTTGGTCAGACAGTAGTAAATGTTTTAGATAACTTATCTACTAGAATACCAATGGTATCTATGGTAGGTAATGCTCAAGATGATATGCAGAACTTTGACCCTGTTAAATACTTGCTTAAGAATATTGATGTTAGTGCTAAAACTAGACAACAGATACTACGAACAGTAAAACAACAAGAAAGACAACAGACTGCTGCAGATAATAGAGCAAGAGAACGACTAAGAGAAGAATTGGCTGAAGAGCGAGCCAACTAGAAGATTATATAAAGGTAACTGTAAGTGAGGTATCAAAACTATCTAAAACCTCACCACAGCTCTTAAAATACCTTCTATGAAGATTGTCTACCAAACCAGGCTATTTGTATCCTTAATATCACTATATCTATAAGACAATAGTGAATTAGGTGTTCTTCCCTAGTTGCCTCGGTAAATTCTATGCCAATTCCCATTCCCATGAGTGGACTAAATGTAATAGACATAATTAAATATTCCTAATAAGTAAATACCCAGTGCTACAACATTCATAGCAATGAGTGAATTCTCTTTCCAAACAAATGATACAACCATCCAGCCTATTGTGGCTGGGATAGCTATATATAAGTTTAGAGGGTAGATATTAAATGCAGTTAATAACATACTAGTTATAATTAGTAAGGAACTTATCCATTTAATTATATTAACTTTTGTGTAAGTTATCATA